ATGGTGCAGAAGATTACGAACTGCTCAGTAAGACTGGTACAAGTAACGTAGAAGTTGAACACTACTACGATGCAAAAGGAAGTGGATATGGTGATTGGCATTCAGGAGAAAGGGTCAAAGGAAGAACCCTGAAGTATAAGATTACAAGTCACACTGGAATAGCGGCTTCACGAAGATTTATGGAGTTCTTTTTTAACGTACTTCATAAATTCAGAGTGGAGTCGTATTTTAATGGCAGGGAGGTTTACTTGGATGCCGAACTTATGACGCCTAAACATACAGAGGATTTATATTCTCATGAAGAGGTTGAGATTACGTTCTATGCATCTGATCCGTATTGGAAGTCACTTGATGATACTGTAAGAAACTTTTACACACAATCTGCACTCTGGCATTATCCATATGCATTGGTTGAACCAAATCAAGATCTTCCAGCTAATGCATACACTGTGTTCGAGAGAATAAACGTAAACAAAACAGTTTACGTTTATAACGACGGAGATGCACCGGCGCTGTTTACAATTACAATTCACGGTGCAGTTGATAATCCTGAAGTAAAAATCAATGATGCGCTAATAAAGTACAACGGAACAGTCGGTTCAGGAGAGTCTCTATTTATAGATTCCGAAAATGGAGTTTATCAACTAGATGGTAAAAATGTTTTAAAAGATATGATTGTGCTTGGTGAACCTATGTTAAAGACGGGTGATAACGTGTTAGTCAGCAACAAGGAGATGTTTGGTACTGTCAATTATCATAAGTTGTATAACGGAGATATGTAACTATGAAAGTATTTGCATTTGATGAAAATATGAACCGCATAGGAGAACTAAAGTATATACAACTTCTATGGGATAGGAACAATACAGAACCTGGAGGATTTACGCTCTATCAGCAGTCAAAGCATTATATTGAAGCTGCTTACATAATGGCTGAAGGTCGCAGAGAGATTGGTATTGTATACAAGCCTTCGTACAAATCTGATCCAAATGGTCGATATGTCACGACAGAAGGCAAGTTTGCAGAGGATATGGCCAATGATGCTACAACAGGTCACGGAATGACAATTGTTGCATCAAAACGCATGAATGATCAGTTTATGTCGTACCTAAATGATAAGGGTATTAAGGAAGCAAACGATAGTGAGGCCATGAAGCAGAGAGATGAAGTAATAACACGCTGCCTTGACGTTGGAGTGGAGATGTATCGAATCTTGGCTCTTGACCAGGAATCATTTCAGATTAATTGGAATGGTGGCTGGGAAATTAAGTTTGTAAAGCCACGTGAGACTGGAATAAGATTTTCAAAGGGTATCGGCAATGCGAAAGAAATAATATATTCCCAGGATATGTCGGTATATAAGCATAAATGCACAGGATACGTAGAAATACCAGATGATGTTGTAAAGGAAGGCTATAGCGGAACTTCCTATGTAGGTGGCAAATACTATGAGGCAGATTCTTTTACAAGCACTCTTAAAGTTGAGGATAGGTTTAAAAAGAAAGAGATGTCAATGGACTTTTCTATGCCCGAAGGACTTGATATTACAGCATCTAATAAATCTAAAATTAAAGCGCAAATTGTGCAGATGTGTCAGCTTGAACTTTTAAATCATTATGTAATTAGAGATATAGAAGTTACACCACTACAGATAGCAGGTTGTCGATATCTAATAGATTACGATCTTGGAGATATTGTTTTGGTGGAAATCCCAGAAGTGGGAATTACATACGAAGCCCAGATTATAGAAGTTCATGAGGTTTGGGAAAAGAATATACAGACCTACACTATAACACTAGGGCATAAAAGAGTTAAACGTTAAAGAGAAGAAATGAAGAGGTGAGATATGAGAGCATTTCCTTATCAATCAATATATGACCAATCGGCAAATCCTCCTTGGGACCGTTTGACTGGAGCGAGTGACCATAGAATTGAGGCATTCGCAAACTGGACAGATGGAGTATATCCAGGTGGATGGGAAACTACTCCGGGAGTAGGTATGTCAGTTGTGGTGAGTCCTGGTATGGGCCGAATTAGAGGGATTTTTTGTTATGATGATGATCCTCATTCAGGAGGTTTATCTACCGAGAGTAGGACACTTGCAATTCAGGCAGCAGATGAGAGTTTGGACAGGATAGATAGAGTTATTGTTAGGCATAATGATGCCCTTGATGTAAGAGCAACGGATTGGTACATCCTTAAAGGGACTCCATCTGCGAATCCTTCGGCACCTGAGTTGACAAGAAACAGCAGCACATATGAGTTATGTGTAGCTGAAATATTTGTAGCTAGGGGTACAAATGCTATATCTGCACAGCGCATTACAGACACGCGTTTAAATTACAATTTATGTGGTATCACCACAACGAGAGTGATGGACTTAGCAATTGATGAGATTAAAAATCTGCTAAGTTCAGCCATAGATGGAACTACTGCAGGAAAACTACGAAATAGCATGTCTAAAATGATAACAATTGAAACAGACGTCAAAATATACAGCTCTGCTGCTGTTGAAGATAATACGTATGCTAAATATCCTTTTAGAATTGATATACCTATTAACCGCTGTACAGACGAACACATCCCAGATATTTATTTAGAATCAGGGAAAAGTGATCTAGTTTATGAAATTTGTGAGACGCGATCAGGGTTTGTAAGAATATATGTTTCAAAAAATAATTTTGGCAATATTACAATCCCGGTAATAAGGCTAACAAAAGAAGTTACCGTTTAATCAGAAGGAGGATATGTAATAATGGCAATAGGCAAAGTTAATGGTGGGGGCAATGGTTTACTACAGCTGAAAGTTGCAAACAAAAGCGTAACAATAGCGACTAACGGTGGTGTGGCAATGTCGTCGATATCTATGGCAGAGCTGGGAATCCCACAAGATAGTGAGGTACTGCTAGCACAAGTACATCCTTTACATAAAGCTGGCGCTGATGATATATGGACAGCGGTATTTTATGGATATTCCTGGGATAGCTCGAAGAAAACTGTTGAAATTGCAGTCAACGGAAGAGTGACAGGACTGCAAAAGCAGGTCTTTGAGATTAATGTTTTGTACCAATGAAAATAGCTAATAAGACTGGGCTATAAGCTCGGTTTTTTTAATGGTCAAAGAAAGGAGGTTTGAAATGTCACCAGAAGCATTAGGAACAATCATATTAGGATTATCAACGTTAGCAGGTTTGATTTATAGCCTTAGCAAGTTAGTAAGCGAGCCTATAAATAAGTTGGATAAATCTGTATCAGCATTTACGGCTCAAGTGGAAATACTTGGTAAGAATATTTCGAAGATTGAAGATGATGTAAAGGCTCAAGAAGCGCATGATCAGGAATCACATGCGCGTATGTGGACGAAACACAATGAACACGATAGCCGATTAAATGAACATGAAAAACGAATCGGTTATCTGGAAAATAGGAAGGAGAAGTAAACATATGAAGATTAACTGGAAAGTGAGATTCAAGAACGGTAAGTGGGTAGCCATGTTTCTTGGTGCAGTTGTGACAACAGGTTACATGATTTGTGAAATACTAGGAATTAAAGTTCCTATCCCACAAACAGATGTTACCAAGATTGTAGCAGCTATCTTAGGGATTTTGAGTATGCTTGGAGTTATTACAGACCCAACCACTAAAGGTGTAGGTGATAGTGACTTAGCTATGACCTATGGTAGAGATAACACGAAGCTACACGAAGACCTTATTGCTGAAGGACTAAAAAATGCGGAGGTACTTGAAGATGGGAATTCGGGAACAGATCGTTAATACCGCAATTAGATATAATGGGATGCCTTTTCAAGGAGGGTCCCATAAAACTCTGATTGATGAATTTAACAAACATAAGCCCGATGGCTGGGCGATGACGTATTCAGCTAACTTCTGTGCTGCATGTGCTTCAGCGGTAGCATATCTTTGTGGAGCTGGAACATCTTATCCTTGCTCTGCTAATGTAGGCGTTATTGTTAGTAAAGCCAAGCAGATGGGAATTTGGGTTGAAAATGATGCATATATCCCAAGTGCAGGCGATTGGATAATCTATGCTTGGCAGGACTCCGGCAGAGGAGACAATACCACTGGCGCTAGTCATGTAGGTATCGTTGTATCAGCAGACAGCAAGTATATCAATGTATTTGAGTTTAATATTCATAACAATCATAGTACAGGATATCGTAAGATAGCTACTAATGGCAGATTTATTAGAGGGTTTGTAGTCCCGAACTTTCAGAGCTATGGATGGATTCAAGATAATCGTGGTTGGTGGTTTAAAAATAAAGATGACTCTTACTACAAAGCTTGCTGGAAGAAACTAGATGGAGCTTGGTACTACTTTAATTCTGATGGGTATGCAGCTAATGGTTGGCAACAGATAGAAGGTAAGTGGTACTACTTTAACTCTGGTTGCAAAATGCAAACAGGCTGGGTGTATCTAAATAATCGCTGGTTCTGTTTAGATCCAAAAGATGGTTTTATGTATGTAAATGGAGTACACAAAATAGATGGTAAAAGCTATTACTTTGATGCAGATGGAGTAATGTGCACAGGTTGGGTTAAAGTTAAAGACGAATGGCAGTATTTTAATTCGGATGGCTCGAGAGTCGACAAGGGGATTGTCAAAGGTGATGCCGTCTATATTATCAAAGATGGAGCACTCGTTACTGACGACAAGGTGACTGTTGAAGCCGATAAGGGCGGAGCAATTAGCGTTGTGTAGCTGATATTTACGTATTAATAGA